AAATTAAGATTGATGATCGCTCTATGAATGATGCGTTAAGAAATACGATTAATCGCTTAAAGGATAAGACGGTAATGGTGCTTGTTTATCCTCGTGAATGGGCTATGGAAAATGGCCGTAAAGGTATCACTTATAACTTTGATGAAAGTTCAATCATAGAAGAATTGAAATAATGCGTGAATTTATTCAAATGACTGGAGCGAGTTTTGTCGGTTGTAGCTTTGCTCTTACTCTATTTTATTTACTGGTATTTCATTTATGAATAATGAAATAGAGATTACAACTAAATTTTGCCATCCATATATGAATTTCGGTGGTGATGGTTGTAATGATGTGGTTTTGAAAGTCCCACAATCCGAGGTGGCCAAACTTCAAATTGTGGAGCATTCAAAGGGCGAAACAGTTGGAATTGAGTATTACCCTGAATTCTTTGCTGTTTCATTTTCAATCACTTTGCTTTTTTGGCTTGTGGCTAAATTCGGTTGGATGATTATAGAAACAATCAAAAGAGCATAGTTTAAGAAGGAAAACATTATGTTGAAATTTTTGAAAAAGACAAGTGGAAAAGTCGCTGTTGCAACAGCTGGTTTATTAGCTTCTACAATGGTATTGGCCGAAACACAAGCAGTTGATTACACGGCTTTAACATCAAAAATTGACTTCAGCGGAGCAATTACAGCGGTATTAGGTGTAATTGCCTTAGTTGTTGGTGCATTGGTCGCTTGGAAAGGTGGGCAGTGGATTGTGAAAGCGGTGCGTTCTGCTTAATCAATAGAGGGGGCTTGAGTCCCCTTTTTTCTTAGGGGGTGTTATGACGTGGCAAATTGTCTTTTTTGTATGGGGGTTATTATGCGCTTGGGCAGTCATTCGTGGTATAGATGGTTAATAGTTTGTTTTATTATTTCGCAATTTTTATATGTACAAGTTGCACATTCATTTGCACCTATCGTAGGAAGAGCGGTTTTAACGAGGGTTTTAGGAAATGTAGTTGCTCGAAGAGCTGCTGTTAGTGTTGCTGCTAATGATGCTTCAATCGTTGCACTACGCACAATGCAAACGTATCGTGCATTAGGAGCAGTTGCAGCAAATGATGCCCGATTTGCTTTAACGGCCAAATCAACCTTACGGCATGTAAAAGATATTTCATGGGTTTCACTCGCATTAAACAGTGGGATGATTACGTTATCTGATCTAAATGTTGAGGGAAATGATAAAGTTTCTGTTACTTTTGAACCTAGTGCAATTAAGTTAGCTGATGGGCGTTATGCAATTCAAGTTAATGGAGAAACAAAAATTGTTAATGCCAACCCAAGTAAAAATGATCCTGTGATTTATCAATATTCTAAAGAGAAAAAACAAATTTCAGATGAATTAAGTGAAGTCTATAAATCAGATACGTTAGATAATCGCTATAAATATTTTGATGAATTAAGAACAGGAGAATATGCTCAATCAAATTCACTTGAAAAATTATCTGAATATATGTCTCAAGAAGAATGGGGAGGAAAAGGGAGGGAGCGTTATCTTAGCGTTAATATTAATGGGAAAGAACACCAATATTTATATTCTCAAACAACCGTAGAAAATCGTTATTTAAGACATCAACAAATCGGTGATAGAATTCATCCCACAGTACGGCAAACTTTTACCGAGAAGCAATTAAGATATGATTTTAATCCTATGCTTTCCGGATATACCGGAGAGGATACGGTTTATTCTTTTAACCCACCTAAAGAAAGTGATTATCAAATTTCTACACGTACAACAACCGTGAGCTATATCAATTTTGAAATCAATCAAAATTGGATTGGAGATAACATTCAAACAACACCACAAGAACAACAATTAGGCTCAATCGCTGATTTGGATTTGGGATTATATACTCAACTATTGACAGCAACACAACTAGCTCAATTATTTAATGCTTTGATGATGTCAGCTGCTTCTCAAGCTGATTATGAAGGCATTCCATTTACCTCAACAAATCCTATTACAGCAAGTGAAGTCAATGCGGTTTTAACAGAGTTAGGCGTTAGTCCAACTTATGCTGATTTATTTACTAAGGCTGGAACAGGAGATAAATTAGAATTTGATTATAATGTATCGCCATCACCTAATCCAATCCCAAATCCTCGACCTAATGATAAGAAATTTGATGAAGACGTTGATATGTCAGAATTAGAATACCCTGAATTAGAATCACCAACAGCACGGCAAATTCTTGAACCATTAAAACAATTTTTCCCCGAATTTCAAAAATTACATATTCAAGAGAAAGGGGCTAGTTGTCCGACATGGTCATTTGACGCACTAAATCGAACTTATACGATAGATGGGCATTGTACCTTGTTAGAAAAAAATCGTAATTTGTTTTCATCAGTATTTGTATTGATTTGGTCAATTATTGCGATTAGACAGTTATTAAGTGCATAGGTGAAGAAAATGGGAAGTTTTATTTTACGTTTGTTAAGTGGGTTATTAGGCTTTGTATTTAAAGGTGTTGTTGGTAAGTTCTTTGTATTTTTTGCATTATTTTATGTAACGACAGAATTTGTACCTGAAATTGTTAATTTATTTATCCCACAGGAATTAAGCGTTAATTTTCAAACGCTATTTAATTATTTGCCTAATGACGTTTGGTATTTCTTAGAATTATTCAAAGTGCCTTTTGGTATATCTTTATATCTATCCGCTATGGTTGCTCGTTTCATTATTAGACGTATTCCAATAATAGGTTAGGATGATTATGGCAATTTTAGCATATGTCGGTATTCCTGGAAGTGGCAAATCTTATGAAGTAGTGAGCTCTGTTATTTTGGAGCATTTTAGAAAAGGTCGTCGTATTGTTAGAAATATTGAAGGGGTAACACAGGAAAAATTAATTCATTACTGTATCAAAAAAGGGGATAAAGAGAGTAATTTAGGTGAATTTATCAGTGTTACGGATGAAATTTGTCAACAGGCTGACTTTTTCCCTTATAAAGGTGTAACTGAAACAGTTTGTAGGGCTGGCGATTTAATTTGCCTTGACGAAGTCTGGCGTATTTTTCCAAGTGATAAAATCCATGAAAATCATCGTTCTTTTTTGGCTGAACATCGACATTTTACCCATGAAATAACAGGTGAATGCTGTGATTTGGTTGTTATCAATCAATCTATTTCCCAATTGCCCCGATTTATTAAAGATCGCATTGAAATGACCTATCAAATGTCAAAATTGACTGCATTAGGTATGTCAAATCGCTATCGGGTTGATATTTTTACAGGGGCAAAAACCACAAAGACGAATAAAACACTTCAACTACAACGTAAATATGATAAAGAAATTTTTCAGTTGTACAAAAGCTATGACGGAGAAAATGGGAAAGAAAATGTCGTTGATGGCAGGGGGAATATTCTGAAATCCTTTCAGTTCAAAGCAATGATTGCCTTTGTTTTCATATTATTCATTGTCGGTATTTATGCATTTAAATCTTTTTTCCCAAGTGAACAAGAAATTTCATCGCCACCGATACAGGAAGGGAAATCGGTAACCTCATCACAAGATAAAGTGCTAATCCCGTCCTTTTCTCCACCTATTCAGCTCAAATTATCTGATAAATGGCGAATAACAGGAGAGTTAACCAAGAATGGCAATGCTTTTGTTATTCTTGCAGATAATCAAGGGAATTTACGATTAGAGCCTCGAAGTCAATTTCAGTTTAGCGGTCGAATGTTGCAAGGAGAAATTGATAACCAAACAGTCAATTATTATTCGGGAGTAGAAAAATGAAAAAATATTTATGGGCAATGTTGTTATTGCCCTTTGTTGTTTGTGCGAAACATGTAGATTTTAAACTGGAAGCCGTCCCATTACCTAAAGCAATATCAATGATTTATGATGAGGTTTTGGAAAAGCCTTATATGCTTGATCCTAAATTGGCTGGAGATACAAGATTAATTAGTTTTCATACGACTGAAAAACAAGACTTTAACCAGTTCATTGACCGCTATTTTGATAATATGAATATCAAAGTTTATGAGAAAAAAGGCGTGGTTTATATTGCCCACGTTGAGCCAAAACCTGCAAAAATAGTTAAGAAGAGTTTTGTTTATAATCCTATTCATCGTGATACTGAATATTTAGCTCAATTTGTTCAAGGAGAGGGGGCAGTTTCAGCCAGTGGCGATAAACTCGTTTTTTACGGTACAAATGAAGAGATAGCGAGAGTAAAAAGTGTATTAAAATCGGTTGATACAAAGTCTAAAGAGGTTGTTGTAACAGGTTATGTTTTTGAAGTACAAGATATTGAAAAAGAGGGAAGCGGCATTAATTTATTGGCGAAATTGTTATCGGGTAAACTTGGTATTAACATTGGCTATAAACAAAACTATGAAAATTTTATCACTGTCAATGCCGGTAATTTAGATGCAATGATAGAATTATTTCACACAGATAGCCGTTTTCAAGTAGTGAGTAGCCCGACCTTAAGGGTTAAATCAGGCTCAAAAGGGAATTTCTCCGTAGGGTCTGATGTTCCCGTTTTATCTAATATCACTTATCAAGATGGGAGACCTATTCAAGCCATAGAATACCGTTCTTCTGGTGTTATCTTTGATATTCAACCAACTATCAAAAATCAAGCCATTGATTTAAAAATTCAGCAGCAACTATCAAATTTTGTCAAAACCGATACTGGGGTCAATCAATCGCCAACCTTAATAAAACGAGATATTGTTACAGATGTTACAGTAAAAAATGGTGATGTGATTGTTCTCGGTGGACTTGCTGAAAATAAATTAACGGAGGGCGAAACAGGATTTTCATTCTTGCCAAGAGGTTGGTTAACAGGAAAGTCAAAATCAAACACAAAGACAGATATTATTGTTCTTTTACAGGTTAAAGAATTATAATTTTAGCCGCTAAAATTTATAGAGAGGAGAAATCTAATGAAAAAAATATTGCCTATTTTTGCTTTAATTTGTGGTATTGCTTCTTGTTCAGAGCCGGTAAAAACAAAAGCCTATTATTCAAAAAACTTAGATGAAGCTCATAAAGTTGTAGAAGTTTGTGAAAATAAGAATACGATGACTGCAACTGAAAAGGAAAACTGTCAAAATGCAGCTAGCGCAATTTTGTGGGCTCCTAGTAATTCAGGGCTAAGATCATAGAAAGATACAACGTAACTTTCATGGAAAGTTAAAAAATAATCTAAACTTGCTTTAGATTATTTTTTGACTTCAGCAACTGGAGCGAAGCGAAAGGCGGTAGTAAAAATGAAAGCATATAATAGCGAGTATTTCTATGATCCAATGAGGGCTTTTTATGACGGCGGAGCTGATTATCTTACGGTAGCGAAGCATAGGTTAGTCGTTATTGCTAAACATGCCTATGCAACATTAGGCAAAATATCTTGTGGTGATTATGGAAATTATCCAATAGCAACGGAGCAAATAGAGCAAGATATGACGGATTTAACTGCATTTTGTAGATTGTTTGAAAGCGCAAAAGAATTTCCATTAGATAAAAACTATGTCAAATATAGCTATGAATTAGACTATGATAAGCAGATTAAAAAATTGGATAAAATTTTACTAAAATATGTAGAATTTTTAAGTTCTAAGTAGAATTTTAAAAAGCCATAAAAAAGCTACGCCCGCAGCTATGCGAGGACGTGGCTTTTTTATGGCTTGTTACTTACTGTTTTTTCTTAAAAGGCTTTACAAAGTCCTGACATTTCATTTCAACCGTTCAATAAAACACCTCAAAATCCTGTTACAACGCTTAAAAACCGCTTTATTTGTCTTGTTTTACTAGTATCCGTGATTGTGTATAACTCTGTGATTTATTTAATCCGTAGCTTTCGCTTACCTGATAACTAATTTCGCATAATGTCATTGCAGATTATGTTAATATTCGAAGCACGGTATAATCAGGCTTGCCACCGTGCGAGAATTTACACATAATCTGCGATTATGCGAATTTAGTTATAAGGAATTTTAGTGGAAAAATCACATAATGATGCTGAAAATTTAGTGCTAAAGCTATCGCCTAGAGACATGGAATTACTAGTGAATAGCTTAAAATATCCTAAAGAACCTAATCAACTACTACTGGACGCACTAACATTGTATGGCAAGTATAACGCTAAAAGACATAACTCCACGCCATTTTTACGAAACTGTTAAACTTTTAAAAACAACAGATTACTGTATCTACATCACTCTCAATACTATAGAAATTCGTTTGCCATATAGTAATTTTGAGACTATGGAAGAGACAGTGGAACGCTTTGATCAAATGGAACATGTTCAAGCATTTTTAAATGAATTAGTTCACTCTACTGTGCCTATTGATTGGGATGAATTTATAGAGAAATTTCGTTATAAGCCTAGAAATAAATTTTATAAATAAAGCCAACAATCATGTTGGCTTTTGAGAATTAGAATTTAGGTAAATTTCCTAAATTATCTGTTTTTTTACCGTTGCCGTCAGTCGTGATGAATTTGTCTCCATATAGAGAGACATCATCACCATCAATCCACTTGCCATTCTTATAGATACGAGTTTTTATTGATAATTTACCTGTATTTAACATAGATACAATAAGATCTCTCGATAAATCGAACTCTTTAGATAAAGATGGTTTGGTAAATTTGACCTTAAGTCTAGCTATGGCATTATTATCATCGTATTTAACTTTATAAATATAAATATCGGGTTTATTCATTTCTTCCTCCATCATTGCTTCTCGTATTAATTGTTTGACGGTTCTCACTTCTCTCTCCTTTTGATTGTTTTTTGCTCAAAAAAGTTCGGGAGTTCTGTAACACCCGAACTTTGGTATCAAACTTGATACTTTTTTATATTTATTCTTTTTCTCTATATATGGCCTTTGAAATAAAAGCTTCTTTAGAATTTGGGGCAAGTTTT